TGCGGCCAGCCGACGTCCAGGACCAGCAGGGCCAGCTCCCCGAAGGCCTCCAGGCGAAGCAGATCGCGACGGGCGACGTTCACATCGAAACGGTCGCCCCGTTCGAATTCCTCGCCGACCCGATCGCCACACGACTGCATGATGCGGAGTGGTGCATCCAGGAGAACGTCAAGAGCCAGGAATACGTCAACCAGCACTACGGCGTGATCCTGCCCACCGACACCGACATCGCACCCGGCCCCACGGAAGCACGGATGTTCCCGTCCTACCAGATGGGCGGCACCAGCAACTACAAGGGCATCAAGCTCCACGAGTACTGGTGCAAGCCGAACAAGACCCACCCCGAAGGCCGCCGGGCGGTGTGGGCGAAAGACAAGATCCTCTACGAAGGCCCAAACCCCTACAAGCGGCTGCCGTACGTGATGTTCACGGGCATCCCGATCCCCGGCCGCTTCTGGCCCACGAGCGTCGTCGAGCAGCTCCGCAACCCCCAGACCGAGCTCAACAAGATCCGCAGCCAGATCCTCGAGAACGCGCAGCGCACCGGCAACCCCGCGCTCCTCGCCAGCCGGCAGGCGAACATCAGCTACTCCGGTGTCCCCGGCGAGCGGATCGACTTCGACGACACCGTACCCAACGCGATCCCCTCGTATCTGCAGCCGCCGAACATGCCGCCGTACGCACTGCAGCAGCAGGAAAAGATCGAAGCCGCCATGCAAGACATCTCAGGCCAGCACGAGGTGTCCTCGGCACAGGTCCCGGCGGGTGTGACGGCGGCCTCCGCGATCAACCTGCTCCAGGAAGCCGACGACACGCGCCTAGGCCCGTCGATCTACGACATGGAGGAAACCCTCGGCTACACCGGCCAAATGCTCCTGAAGCTCGTCGCGGAGTACTGGACCGACGAACGGACCATCATGATCGCCGGCCCCGACCACGCGCTGGACGCGGTCGCGTTCAAGGGCGCGGCGCTCCGAGGGAACACGCGCGCCGAGGTGCAGTCCGGGTCGATGTTCCCGAAGAGCAAGGCGGCGAAGCAGGCGGCGATCCAGGACATGCTAAACCTGATGTTCCAGTACCAGGGGCAGCAGCCGATGAACAAACGGATGCTCGGCAAGGTCATGCGCGACCTCGAGGCCGGCGGCCTGGAGAAACTCTTCGGCGACGTGTCGGTCGACGAGAGCCAGATCAACCGGGAGAACCAGCAGCTCTCCCAGGCGATACCGCTCCCGATCAACGCGTTCGACGACAACGCCGCGCACATCGAAGGACACACCGAATTCCAGAAGGGGCCGACCTACCTGAAGCTCGGCCCCGAAGTCGCGACGGTCTTCGAAGCGCACATCCGCGAACACCGCCTGCTGCTGCAGCAGTCGATGGCGCCAATGGTCCAGCAGCCCGGTGCGCCCGCGAGCATGGCGCAGCCACCGGGAGGCGCAGAGCCCGGACAACCCCCAGCCCCGACAGCGGGAGGCCAGCAGTGAGCAAGAGCACACCATCCCTGTTGAAAGCGATCGGGGACTTCCACGCCGAGCACGGCGGCGACAAGGAGCACGAGAGCACCATCAGCCTCCTACAGCGCGTAGCAGGCGACATCGGGCCCCGCAAAGGCAAAGCCGAGCCATCCGACACGCCCGGCTCCAGGGAGGCCCGCGGCGCCGCAGAGCGCTCGATGCCATCCGAGGCAGCGCACGACGGCGGCGACGGGCAACGTAGAAGCAACAAGCCCGGCTCGGCGAGCATCCCGGACAGCGCGGCAGACCAGCGCGACAAGTCCGAGGGCGACCCCGGCGCACACATGACCGGCACCGGGCCAGTCAAATCCGGCGGCAACCTCGTCTCCACCCTCGCTGGCGAAGCGATGCCGAACGGCGTCGTCAACATGCGCCGCGCAGCCGCGATCCGAGGCCTCGAATCCGGCGACACGTCCGACGGCAACAAGCAGAGCGTCTCCCCCGCGCCACGACCGATAGCCGAGGGACGCGTCGGCGACGTCAAAGCCCCAGCGAAGGACCCGGCTGACAAGAACACCGGCAGCTTCGAGGGCGTCCCGCCGTTCGCCAAAGAGCCCCTTTCGGGTGACGGGTGGACGCGAGCCCGCGAAAAGGCTCGCAAGATGGCGCCCGCACCACGCTGATGGCCCAGGAAGCCGGCGTCGGGTTCCTCCTGAACGCGATCACGCACGCCGAAAAAAACTGGGGCCAGAACCCCGGGTTCCGCAACATCCTGTTCAAGCTCCAGCAGGTCCGCGAGGAACTCGACACGCTCAGCACCGAAGCCGAGGAAACCCCCCAGCCGCGCCAGCAGGCCGCCACGCGGGCGCTCGGAGGCTGACATGCCGAGCTACGCCGACCTCGCACGGATGCGAGAGCTAACGGAACGGCTGTGGAAGATCGAGCACGGCCTCGGTGACGGCGCGGAAACGATCGACGCGAGCTACGTCGAGGAACGCGTCCAAACATTCCTGATCGCCGGCGTCAACATCAGCGAACTCGAGACAGCACTCGCGGACGCCCGCAGCGAGTAGCACACAAGGCTTCCCTCGTAACGAGGAAGACCCCGCGAAGGGGTACGCAGCGCCAGGGGCACGCCAGGGCCAGACGATGGTACAGCGGACTGCTACAGCGCAGAAGGAGACACACGAATGCCTGACGACCTACAGCCCGACGAGGGCCAGGGGGACGCCGGTACAGGGATCTTCGATCCCTACCTTCAAGCCGTTCCCGAGGACGCCCGAGACGCAGTAGCGGGCTACCTCAAAGACGCCGAGAAAAACGTCAACGGACGCCTCGCACAGGCAGCCGAACTCGAGAAGACCTGGGCGCCCTATAGCGACGTCCGGGACACCCTCACCGCATACGACCCAGAGCAGCTATCCCAACTGCTTGCGTGGCACCAGCAGGTCACAGCGTCAGATGACGCGTTCAAGACCTGGCTCCAGCAAGCATCCACGGAAGCAGGGCTCACCCCGCAGCAGGAGCAGCAGCTAGCGTCCGCAGAGGAGCAAGGCGAGCTGACCCGCGAGGAAGTCCAGCAGCTCATCCAGCAGACAGCAGAGCGACGTGTAGAACCCGTCGAACAGCAGCTAACGGCGCTCCAGCAGGAGCGCGAAGTGGACCACGAGGCCAGGGCGATCGACCAGGCTTTCGCACAGATCCAAGCCGCGAACAACGGGCTGGAGCTGAGCAAAGAGCAAAAGGCCGTCATCCTCGACCTCGGGATGCCACTCGCCCTTGACGGCAAGGGCCGCGAACTGCCGATGGGTGACGCGTCATGGGTCCAGGCAGGGTTCGACCGCTGGAGGGAGATCACCGCAGCAGGCCAGCGCGCCTTCGTCGAAGACAAGACACGCCAGCCGGCAGCCGCGTTGACCTCCGGAGGCACCCCCGCGTTGAAACCCATCACCTCATACGAGGATGCCGGGAAGGCGCTCAGGGAGCGGCTGCGCCAGCAGCCCTAACCCAACCCGAAGGAGCAGCAGATGGCCACGCAGACCCTCGCCGCATTCGACGCCGCCCTCAAGGACCTCTACGTAGGCCCGATCGTCGAGCAGCTCAACCAGAAGACCTATCTCCTCGACCAGATCGAGCGGGACGCCGACCACATCGACCACACCGGCCGACGGGCAGTGATCCCCCTCCACAAGAACCGCAACCGCGGACGCAAAAGCATCGCCGACGGAGGGACCCTCCCCTCGGCCGGCGCCCAGGTCTACCTGGACGCGATCGTCCCGCTGCGCTACCACACGTACGGGATCGAGCTGACCGACCAGGTGATCGAGGCATCCAAGACGAACGAGGGCGCGTTCGTGTCCGCGATCGAAGTCGAGTCCAAGGGTGTCGCGCTCGACATGCGCAAGGACATCAACCGGCAGGCGTTCGGTGTCGGCACGGGAGCCCTGTGCTACGCGCCCTCGGCGACGGTCGGCGTGAAGAAAACGAGCAAAGAATACAAACTCGAATTCAACACGAAGAACGACATGCAGTACATCCAGATCGGCGACATGATCGACATCGTCAAAGAAGCAACCGGCGAAGTCGGCAACGGCGTGGAAGGCGCCGAAGTCGTCGCCCGGTCCGTCGCGAACAAAGAAGTCACGCTGAGCAAGAAAATGGCGGCGGAACTCGCGGCGGAAACCTACAACGTGTACATCTCCGGGAACCGCAACCAGGAGATGGACGGGATGCGGAACATCACCGAAAACGAACGGACCCTTCACTCCGTCAACAGCGCCACGGCGGGGAACGCGTTCTGGAAAGGCAACACCGTCGAAGCCGGCACATCCCTCACCGCGACAGCGGTCGCCGGTGAGAGCCTGTTCGAGCAGCTCGCGGACAACGTGGGGGCGCAGGGCAACGGCGACGTCGAGGTGTTCCTCGGCACCCGTGGCATCCGCCGCCGCCTCGCGGACTCCTACCAGTCCCAGAAGCGGTTCAACGACGCGAAGGCCGTCGACGTACACGGCGGCTACTCAGCGATCATGGTGAACGAGATCCCCGTCATCAGCGACGACGACGCACCCAAGGGCTACGTGTTCGGCTTCAACAAGAGCGCCCTAAAGTGGTTCGAGCAGACAAAGCCCGGGTGGCTGGAACGCGAGAACGGCGGCATCTTCCACCTCAAGACCGCCGGAACCGGCACGTACGCCGCGATCTGGCAGGCGTGGTTCCGCTGGTACGCCTGCCTGGGGTGCGTCGCGCCCAACAGGACGGGCCGCATCGAATACTGCTCGGACGACGTCCCGTTCTGATCCCCTGAGCCCCCGCGCCAACCCCCCGGCGCGGGGGCTCAACCATCTTCCAAGGAGCCCACCATGGCCAACATCACGCCCGCCAGCATCCTCTACTCCACGCCGCTCGTCGCGAAGGTCGGGGACCTCCTGCTGACCGCGACCCGGATCGAAGTCGCCTCCACCGCGACGGAATACGTCGAGGGCGGCATCGAACTGCTCGAGAACAAGCTCGGGCTCACCGACGAAGCCATCAGCGGCGGCGCGTCCGTCGCCAGGGAAGCCACCGTCGGCACGACAGCCGCCACCACGGGGCTCCCCGGGCTCGTCTGGTCCGACACGTTCATCGTGAAAGCGAAAGAAGACAACGAAGCCGCCAAAGAAATCGCCGAAGCGTTCCCGTGCCAGGTCACGCTCGTCAAAGGCGTCCCCTACCTCCGAGCGTTCTCGATCGCCGCCGCAGGCGCAGAAAAACCGTTCATCGAGCTGAAAGTCAAAACGTCGCTGTCGCTGTTCACGACCACGATCTACACGTTCGGCAAGTAGATGCAACTGCAGCCGGCAACGCTCGCGCAGGTCCGCGCAGGCCGCGACGGCCGCAAGATCCTCATCGAAGAGGACGTCCTGAACATCGCGGCACGCCTCCAGCGGGTCAGCCCCGCGTTGAGCCTGCACTGGAGCGAGAGCGGCGGCCACTTCCTCGTCGTCGAAACCAGCGCCACGGGCGACGAACGGATGGTCCTCACCGTCCAGCAGCTCGACGAGCGGATCCTCCAGCGCGTCGAAGAGATCGCGCACCCCTCCTACAGCTACGTCGCTGAGCTCGACCGGCTCGACGACACGGCCGAGGCCGAGAAGGACCACCGGTTTCGTGAGCAGACCGGTGAGGTCGGCGAACGCCTCGCGCACGCCCTGCGCCAGGACCTCCAGGACAAGCACCGGGTTTTCCTGCCAAGAGGCGTCTGATGCTCGAAACGTTCGGCGAAGTCGTCAACGAGGTCCTGAACTTCGGGTTCAACGACGGCCCCCAGGTCAACCGGAAACGCATCGAACAGTGGGTGAACGAGGCGCAGAAGCAGGTCGCCCGCGAGGTCGAGGCACCCGAATTCCAGTCCACCGAAAACCTCACGATGATCCAGGGCACATGGAAGTACCCGCTCCCCGCAGACTTCCTGCGGATGCAGGACATCTACTACCCCGAACTCGTCGCACGCCTCCGGCCGCTGGACCTCCAGCAGTACGACATGTCGGCGCCCGCCAAGTTCGAAGGGCCACCCGAGATGTACACGCTCTACGCGAACGAACTGTGGCTGTTCCCGACGCCGAACAGCACGGAAACCCTGGAAGTCCGCTACATCAAAACAGCGCCGGTCCTGAAAAACGAATCGGACGTCCCGCTCCTGGACAAAGACTACCTGTTCCTGCTCACCGACTACGCGATCCAGCGCGCGTTCGCCGCGGAGGACGACCTAGAAGCCTCAGCCGCATGGCGGACACGCTACAAAGAAGACCTTGACGCGTACGCGACGGACAAGCAGCGCCGGGACGTCGACCGGCCACGCGTACTCGACGGCAGCTGGACCGGCTCAGGCTACGGAGGGAGGGTGATCTGATGGCGCAGCTCTCACCGCAACAGCACGAGCGATCCGCCACGATCAGCGCGTCCAAAGGCTACCCGCGCGGCCGGTTCCCGATGCCCGACCAAGAGCACGCCAGGCTCGCCCTGCAGTTCCTTCCCCGAGCCAAGGGGCTCTCCGGCGGACAGGAGGCCGCGATCCGCTCACGGGCTAACCGGATGCTCGCCGCGAAGAAAGCCATCCAGTGAGGGGGACGCCGTTCCTGAAGGAGGGCTTCACGGGGGGGCTCAACACGATCGACAGCCCGTACACGGTCGCTGAAAACGAGAGCCGGGACTGCCTCAACGTGGTATCGACCGAGCGCGGGTCGATCCGCAAGCGCTACGGGTCCGTTCAGTTCCTCGAAGGCGCAGGGATCCCCGCGACGGAACTGACGAGCTGCTTCGCGTGCGTGATCGCCGGCACCCAGTACCTGCTGGTCAGCAACGGCAAAGAACTCTGGTCAGTTACGACCGCTGGCGCGGTGGCGAAGATCGGCGAAGGCTTCACCGCGAACAGCCTGTGGTGCATGGTGCAGGCGCCGGAATCCAAGGCGGTCGCCGCCGAGGGGCCCGTGTACATGGTCAACGGGGTCGACAAACCGCAATACTGGACGGGCGCGACAGCAGCGACGAAAGTCAAAGAATGGACCGGCGTGGCGTCCGCGCCGAAACTGACGGACGGCGTGATGGCCGAAGGCGGCCGGATCAAGAGCAAAACCGCCGGGTTCCTCCCGTCCGACGTCGGGCTCGTGCTGAAGCTCGAATCGACGGTCGAAGTGTACCGGTCTGAATCGGTGTACAACGAAACGACGAAAGTCGTGGAAGTCGCGAAGATCAAAACGGTCATCAAAGAACCGCTGATCGAAACGGTGATCAACAGCGAAGAAGCCGTGATCGTGATCCCCGTCGAATCGACGCTGGAAAAAGAATACACGGCGGTCCACTTCTCGATCGAACGCGCCTTCTACAAAGAAGGCGGCCATGTCCCGAACGGCCAGTACATGGTGTTCTTCGGGAACCGGATCTGGATGACGGGCATCAAAGCGGACCCGTCCGCCGTGTGGTTCAGCGAACTCGTGTCGATCGGGGAAGGCGGCGCGCAGGCCGACCCGTCGCAGTGGCCGAACCTGAACGTCGTGCGGTTCGACGCGAGCGACGGGAACGAAATCACCGGGATCGGCTCGGTCGGCCCGTACCTGTGCCTGTTCAAGGAGTTCAAGACGTGGATCATCCACGACATCAACACCGGGGCCAACCGCAGGCTCGCGGACAACGTCGGGTGTGTCGCGCACCGGTCGATCGTGGAGACGACGGGCGGCACGTTCTTCCTCACGAGCGACCAGGGCGTCTACCTGACGGAAGGCTCGAAGCTGCACGAGATGAGCTACAACATCCGCCCGACGGTGTTGGCGGTCAACCCGGAAAAGCGCACGCTCGCGGCCGGCGCGTACTTCAACAATCACTACTACCTCAGCTTCGCCAGCGGCGCGAGCACGACGGCGAACCGGACCGTCGACTATGACGTCCAGCTGAAATCCTGGTGGCTGCACGACCTCACCGGGAGCCAGTGGACGATCTGGGAGCCCACCGCCGGCAAGCCCGAGCTGTACTGCCTGCCCCCCGAAGTCTCAGCCGGTGTCGTGCAGGCGTATGCGGAAGGCGTCTACACCGACCGCGGGAACGTGTACCCTGGTGACGGGACGCTCAGCGCGTACTTCCTGTCCGCGTGGGAACCGTTCGCCTACTACGTTTTCAGGCACAGGATCAAAGCGCCGTTCCTGAAGAAGCGCGTGCGGCAGTTGTTCTTCAACGGCGAAGGCCAGATCGTGCCTTTGGTCTACCGGGACTTTCTCGAGGGGGGCCGCCAGGAAGGCGCGGTGGTCGGCAACGACGAACAGGCAGACCTCGAACTACCGACGAACTTCGGTGCCGGGGATGAAAAATGGGCTGAAGGCACCGGGGAATGGGCGAAAGAATCCAGCGGCGCGGAAGTCACGTGGGGCGGCGAAGCGACCGTCGGCGCCGCCCGCATCTACAGCCCTGGTGTCGGGTTCGTGTGGAGCTTCGGGTTCGGCAACAACAGCGCGGAACCGTTCATCGTGGACGCCGCCGTCTGGATGGTCCAATTTCGCAAGAGTTGAGCTAAACGTGGCGTGCTTGTCATAATCGCGGTGCTTGTTATGACAACCACAAGTGCCCGTGAACACGGCGATTTGGAGGCAATAGTTATGTCAACGCCTGATAATCCATGCTATGAGCCGCTTTTGCGGGCTTTTGCGGGGCTACGCTGTCGTGTCCGGGGCTTGCGCGGAAAGAAGCGTTACGTGGTGGCAGACGGAGCAAGTAAATGGGCGTACGACGAGCCCGAAGCCCGGGTCGCTGATACCCACTTGCGGAAGGTAGACGGCGGCTGGGCTGTCGGCCCAGTCTTCTTGGCCGCAGACGGGACATGGAAAACGCGGAGCGTCATTCGGGGCAGCCATGTCAGTCGATGACGCGCCACGGGTTGAAGAACTGGACGCTCCCGCAGACGAGGCATTCGACAGCAGCTGCGACGGGTCCGGCTTGGACGGGCTCGCCCGTGCTGCTGATGCTTGGCATGACGCGCGGGTTCAGCAAGGGCTCCCACTCACGGTGATGGCAGATGGGGCACAGCCAGTCGATGTGCTTGGCTTCCAGGGCCGCTATGTAACGCTTGCCGATGGGGGCATGGGGCTGCTCATCAGGTTGCATCCCGCGATCATCGCAGACCGCGACCGGCGCGCGTCTCGTGGCTAAACTTTCCTACGCTGTCCCGACGGTCGGCGAAAAAAACACGGTCGCGGAGCCGAAGGTCGACACGGCGCTGACGGAAATCAAGAAAGTCGTCAACGGGGAACTCAACAGCGAAAACCTCGAAGCGGGCGGCGTGAACAAGACAGACCTGAGCGCCTCCGTGCAGGCCGAACTCAACTCGTTCGTGGGGCTGCCGCTCGAATCGAAGAAGAGCATCATCGCGACCGAACAGGAACGCGAAGCCACCACCTACGGGGTGCTCACCACGCCAGACGAAGTGGAAGTCGTGGTGCCGGCCAACGGCCTAATCGCGGTGGCCTATCAGGCGCTATGGCAGCAGTCAGCGGCTTCCGCTGGCCGCGCGGCGCTCTTTGTTGGAACCACGCAGCTTAAGGTCAACAAGGCCAACGAAGCGGCCCCTGTGACGCAGGCTGCCGGCTATGAAGGTGGGAGCACAGGCAAGTGGTCGCCGCTCTTCAGTTGCGGGGTTGGGCTTGTGGCGGCGGTGTCGGGCAACACGGAATCTGGCGCCGACGTGACGACTGGACAGATAGTCGGCGGCTACGGCAACGTTGGCAAGCAGGTGGAGTTGGGGGGCACACTCGTTGAAACAGGGCTGCCGGGGGTGAACGGCGGACCGGCCTACATCTTCGCTGCAGGCGGCACCTACAAAATCAGCGTTCGGTTCAAGGCGTCTTCAGGAAAGGTGATAGTCAAGAACCGTAAGCTGTGGGCGTGGGTGATCGGCTAGCGCCAGTTCCACGGGCCCCAAGGAACGACAAAGGTAGGTGCAGGGGCCGCGCGGCCTCGCATGCTGCAAATCACCGCGAGTCTGCCGTGGGCGATACGCACTGTGGCCCGTTCCGTCAGTTCGGTGAGTCCTTGGCTTTCCCATTCGACAGTCTCGGTCAGATTGCATGCGATGCTCGTAGCGGACACACGCTGGCACTTCGTGACGCTGACATTCGTGCCGGCTTCCGAGCGAGCCATGTGCACGATCACCGCTTCGGCCCGCGCGATCGTCAGGAAGGGCTGCGCCTTGTGTGCGCTGGCGCTCGCGGGGAACGCGAGGGCGAGCAGAACGACAGCGCCGCGTCGCATCAGCTCGCCCGTCGCATGAGGACAGACGGCAGGGGGTAGCCCGTCGCTGCCTCCGCGTCAGCGTCCTGCCACCCGAGTACCCACTGGTCGCGGGCATCGCCGATCGCTGAGGCGTTGAAGCCTTCAGGAGGGAAGCACGGGAGTCCTGCGAGCCGCGCATTGAAGCCTTGATGGTAGACCTTGAGCAGAAAGCGGTCCTGCTGCTGGCGCTTACGCCGCTCCTGCGCCTCCTGGAAGGCTTGAGGGAGCCAGTGGCTGCGGGTGCGCCAGAGCCCGACGCCCAGCAGCACGAGAAACAGGAGAAGGAGCCCGAGGGCGTTTTGCGTCATCACCGACATCAGCGTTCGCATTCCGAGCGTTGAGCCAGACTCGCGGCGTCCCAGCAGATGTAGAAGCTATTACGGGTCCCTACGGTCTGTTCCCGCAAAAGATCCGTTAGCGTTTCTTCGACACGCGCGAGCTGACTTTCCTGCGCTACGCCGAGCAGCTCGACGCCGATCGTGCGCAGGTACTTCTCTGACTTCTGATCCTGCACTTGCTCGATCTGGGCGGCGATCGCCTGTGGACTCGCTTGGCTGCTCGTGGCAGCCGTGGCAAGCGCGCCGACCGCGCCTCCGAGGACAGAAGCAGCGAGTACAGACGCGAACAGCGTCCTCGCGGTGATGCGCATCAGTGGCCTTCTTCCTGTTCGACATGTTTAGCTAGCCAAAGGAGGTTCTCGTGCAGCGCGATAACAGCGATCGTCAGACCCTGGATCAGCTCCTCAACCGAGACGTCCTCGCCACTCGTGACGCGCCCGGCGTGGACCTCAAGGATCCACGGGATCCCCTCGATCTCGCGAAAGAAGCGCTTTTCCAGTTCGTCCGTGAGCTGGCCCACTAGCTCAATCCCCCGGATCCGGATCTAGGAGGCATCGTGAGTCCCGTCCAGGAGCAGCGCAACGTCGTACCGCTCGATCAGGCCACACCGCAGACACACCCGTGCGTTCGGGCTCGCTACGGCGAGAAGGCGTGGAGCACCACCGGGATCTATCTCGGCAACGGGCTCGTAGAACCAGTTCCACCCATGCGTTGCGCGACAGCGCAGGCATTGGGGCTCGACGGCCTTCTGTGCCAGTGCGGCTTCGAGCCGTACGACGAGCTCGTCGCGCTCGCCCATCAAGGCTCCGCAACGGAGGCATCGTGAGCACCACGCAGCAGGAGCGCCAGCTGGTACGTGTCGAGAAACCCGCACTGAAGGCACACCCGTGCGACCGTGTCCCCGTCGAGCGGCCGTGGGGCGTCTACGTCGGGGCTGTCGAGGGCCGGGAGGGGCTGTGGTATGAGCCATACGAGCCGCGTTGCCCGACAGCGGTAGCAGCTGGGAGCGATGGTCTTCTCTGCGAGTGCCCCGTCTAGCCGAGACAGCAGCTCGTCGCGCTCGCCCATCAGGACTCCGCAACGATTGCGGATAGCGAAACGATCGGTGTATGATCGCGGGGCATCAAGGACTGGCCTCCTTGGTGTAGCCCTCCGGTCCGCTGCAGACGTGCCGGGGGGCGCTGTAGCCCGGACGATACAGGATTCCGGTCCAGCAGCGCGAACAGTGCGTGCGCCCGGTGGGAATCGAACCCACGGCCTGCCGACTAAAAGTCGGCCGCTCTTTGGGGTCCTCCGCTGATCAGACTTCGGGCCACCGTTTACCACTGAGCTACGGGCGCAACAGGCCAACCTAACCGCATGCCCGGATAGCCGGGTTATGTCGAGCAGCCGCAGCCGTGTGCTGTGGGCGACCGGCGCCTGATAATCCATGTTATGTACCAGGAGATCCATGTGAGCTTCAAGCACCTGCCGGTAACGAGCCTCCGGGACGTTAGCGAAAACTTCGAGGCGATGGGCGTCTCCCTGCCGCACATGCCCGTCACGGACTGGCAGGCGGCGACCCGGAACTTCGAGGTGATCGACCCGACCCTCCCCGACATCCCGGTCCACGACCTGGAAGGCGCGAGCAGGAACTTCACGCGGCTAGCGGGCTAGAAAGGAGCGCAGGATGGCCGACTCGTTCTCGCCCCTCTCCCCCGGCAGCCCCGGCGCGTCCGCCGTGAGCGAAGCGAACCCGTTCTTCGCGACGTTCTGGGCGAACGAGGCCGCGCTGAACTTCAGCACGGAGCGGGCTCTCGCGGAAGACCAGTCGGCGCAGCGCGACACGAACGCCACCTACGAATACAACCGGGGCGTCAACAACCGCGCCGAGCCACTCAAGCTCCAGTCCAACCAGAACACCGCCAACAGCCAGGGCTTGGCCGAATCCGGTGTCCTCGCGAAAACACAGGGGCTCACACAGACCCAGTACGCGCAGAAGAACGCACGGCTGGCAGAAGTCCGCAAAAACGCCGTCGAAAAATACCAGGGCAAAGAAAACACGGCGATCACCGAGAACGCCCTCGACACCGGCAAGTACGTCGCCGACGCACAGGCCGAAGGCGTCAAAGCGCTCGAGGAAAATCCGCCGCCGCCAGCCCCCGCACCAGCGATCACGCCGCCCGCCGTTTCGGCGATCCGGGCGCAGCCCATCACGGGCTCCGGTGTGAAGGGCGCTAAGCAGCTCGCCGCGAGCCGACGCGCAGCCGCGAAGAAAGCCGTCGCGGTCGGCTGATGGACACCACGAACGCTGGGACACCGGAGGCAGGCGGCCAGCTATCCGGCGAAGTGTCCCGGAACGCCGCGATCAAGCGCCTGCAGAAACAGAAAGCTCCGCAGAGCTCCGCGCCGAACACGGGCGCTACCGGACTGCCGAAACCGGAGGCCAGCATCA